ATTCGTCCGGCGTGAGCGGGTCTGTGAACTGCCTGACATCGCAGCCCCGAGGGTTCTTGCGGTAGGCGTAAGCATATACAGTCATGCTCATGCGCCCCTCCGATTCTGCCGGTAACCCGGCTCCTCGGTGCGGGCGTGGGTACGGTCAACGCGGCCATAGCGGCGGGCGTTCTGCTCACGATCCTGGGCGGCAAATCCCAGCCGCAGGAACATCACCGCTGCCAGCACCAGGCACAGGGCCGTGGCAAACTGGCCGTCGGAGATGGTGCTGCCCGTCTGTGCACTGCCCTCGATGCCCATGCCGTACAGCAGACTTGCGGCACCGCTGGCAGCGGCCAGCCAGTACCAGATGCGGGATTTGATCTTCATGCGGATTCTCCTTTCTCAAGTGAGGGGAAAAACAGTTCCCCGATCTCATTCTGTCTGATGTCAAGCAGTTCACACATTGCTGTGATCTCTGCGCTTGTCCACGGATTGTGCCCGTTCATCCGGGCGCTCATGGTGTCCCGGCCAATACCGAGATGGTCAGCGACCTCCTGATCGCGGTAGCCGCAGCTGTGGAACCGGCCCCGAAGTTTCCAGTACGGAATCTGCCGGAAAGTGCCCTGTACGACCTTCATCATGCTTCAACCTCTTTTCTTTGATGTGTGCCAGCCGTGCAGGCATGGTCAGTGCCTCACTTCTTAGAGCTGCCAAAGCTGCCAATGAGCAAGAGCGCGATCCACGCCGCCGTTCCGACGGCCCAGGTGAACGTCCAGTGCATCAATGAGCAGATGGCCCACACGGCGGCGCAGGTAACGCCCCACGAGATGCCCAGAAGAGTGGCAAACGCGATGATGATCGCTAGTGCTTCACCCATTGTTCCGCGCCTCCTTTGCGGAGCTCGCAGATGCCTGTGCCGCTGAGTCCGCGCACCACTTGCCCGCCGGGGCGGTCTTGCGGGGGTCTACCTGGGTTGCTGCAGCTTCGTCCTCTTCCAGCAGCTTGTTCAAATCGGCCAAGAACTGGCCGCACATATCTGCCTGCGCAAGCTCTGCAGGCCGGATGATAAAGCCTGTGTAGATGGCTGCTTTCGTTTTGTAATAGTCTTCGAGATACTGGTACTTGCCAATCAGCTGGCAAACTTTATCACGCATCGTGGTTTTCATAAAGATCCTCCTTGCATCAATGACGCATAACAATGTTGGACGAATGAACCAGATAGGTCACACCGTCAATCACAACCTGAAGCTGGTCGCCTTCATAGTCGCGCCAGCTTTCGACATTGCCCTCGACAATCGTTCCGTCGGGCATTTTCAGCTGCGCCCAGCTGTATTCATAGGTCAGGTCAATAACCTGCTTATTGCATCCGGCCATCAGCAAAGCGCTTGCCAATACGGACGCTACGCCAACAATAGCTTTTTTCATGCTTTCTCCTCCTTTACAGTCCATGCAGTCAGCGTCATGTCACGCACCCCTTTCAAACGTGGTCTGTTCCACATTCTCTTTGTGGTCGATGCTGGGCGTCAGGCCAATGGCCTTGAGCTGCTCATAAATGAACCGCTGGCCCGCTTCCGTCCAAACGGTGGTGTTTGGCGTGGTGATCTTTCCACTGTTGTGCTCAAACGGACGGCCTTTGCGGTTTTTGGTGTAACCTTTTCCGCTATACTTTGCGTATAATACCCACTGCCCGTCGCTGTTCTTCCACTGGATTTTCAGCCCGTGCAGGATGCTGTTCAGCTTCTCGCCGCTCATGCCGTAATCCTTTGCAATGCTGGTAGCCGTCCGGCAGTTATCGCCAATGCAAACGGCCCTGGCATACTCTGCATCTGGCTTCAGGTCGCTGTTCTCAGCCAAAAGCTGTTTGTTTACGGCCTTGAGCTGGTCGTTCTGCCTCTGGGCGATAAGCACCGCACGGCGCATGACCGCCTCCGGGCTGTTCCATTGCGCCTCCACGGCCAAGAAATACTGCCGGGCCTGCTTGCCACGCTCGTTGCGCTGAATCATGCAGAGCTCTTTGGCCATTGGGATGGTCAGCTGATGGTCGTCAATCGTGCGTTCCACCTCTCGGTTGCCTTCCGACTGAACTCGTACATTTTTGTACGGGTTGAAATCTTCACCCTCGGTAAATCCATATTCGACCATGCGCGGGAACCAAATGCGATAAGGTGTGTTGACTTCCAAGAATTCGTGCAGCTCCCGGCCGCTCACCGTGGGGCGCTCCGGGTTGTCGTAGCTAATGGGGATGAGATTGCTTAATTCGCTCATGCCGTTTTGTCCTCCTTTTCCTTGATGATCTCGCTGACGGCAGTTTCCATCTTTTCCCGAATGCCGGGAGGGTTGCGCTTGCTGTTCAAAATCAGTGAGCAGTAGCTTCTCGAAAACCCAAGATGCTTTGCTACGTCGTCTACTGTAATCTGGTTGTTGTGCATCCGGCCTACTAAACGGCCTGTCCATTTTTCAGGCACCTTCACACCTCCTTTAAAACGTAAGTTGAAACATAATTGACAACGGCGCACCGATTCGCTATACTGTTCAAGGCTCCTAGTTAAACTGATTCAAAAGGAAGGTGATTTCATTGACCCAACTTTTGAGCCAGCCAGTTCCAGACACGAGCAAGTGCGTTATGGTGACAAATCGGTGAAAAGTCTGTCTGTGAAACAACCACAGGCAGATTTTTTCTTATCGCCGTGTCAAATACCAGTTGAAAAAGTTTACAAAGTGTGTTACTATGTAGTTGCAGACACATAGTAAAAAAGCTTAGGCGGTGCGACCCGCTGAGGCCTTGTGTTTTGTTAACGTTTTTAACTGACAACGCCATTATAGCAGTAACTAAAGTAACTTTCAATAGTTTTCTGTAAACTTTGTGAACTTCGGCATACTGCACAAAAAGTTGGTGTATTTTATGGCATTTTACGAAAACTATTTGAAGCTGTGCGAAAAGGCCGGAAAAACACCATCTGCGGCAGCTCTTGAAATGGGGCTTTCAAAGCCGACAGTAAATCGCTGGAAAAAGGGCGGCGGAGCAACTGATGCCACAGCATTAAAGGTTGCATCTTACTTCGGTGTCACGGTCGAAGAGCTCACCGGAGAAGAGCAAAAAGAAAAGCCCAACACCTTAGATGGCATTGAGCTTGAAAAATTGTCACCAGCCCGCCGGGCGCTGCTGGAAGCGCTGGATGGCATGGATGACGAAAACATTATGAAAATTGTTCGGATTGCTCAGGCAGTTAAAAAGGAGCTTCCAGAGTGAGCATACATCTTAATAAAAAAGAACTTGAACTGCTGAAAGCCCTCGATCGGGAGTATCCCGGTGGTGTTGAGCGGACAAAAGAGCTGTTTCAAGACGCTACGGCGCTTGAAGAACTTGGCTTTGCAGAATCTTCTACAACAGGGTTTATGCAGTCCGGATTACGAATCACAGAAGCCGGAAAGCAATATTTGCGAGAGAAAAATGCAAACCGGTTTTCTGGGGCGATGAAAATAGTCGGCGGTATTGTCACCTTGATTTTGATTCCGGTTCTGGTGAATCTGATTTCAGATTATGTATTACCAATACTTTTCAAATAAGAACCACTCAATCGTCCAGACAAAGCGGTAAAAGATGTCCTCAACAAAAAAGCGACGGATCCGATGCTGGTTTTTGGGCTTGTACCAGTTTCCGTTCTCGTCCTGCTTCAAAATGTTCAGTCTACAATACAGCATAAAACCTCCGAATGACTTCTTGAAGTTGGTTTTCGGATAACGAAAGAATCTCACTGACGGCAAGATGCACAAGCTTGTCGTGCGATTCTTTTTCTTCAATTGTATCACATTTTGCAAACATTGTGCTATTTTCTTGCACTTTATTTTCCTCCTTTGGCAATTTCCTTGATAACTTAGTTTTTCGGCAGCGGGTTGGCTGCCTATTTTTGTATATGTGAGGTATGAACCATGAAAAGAAGAACCTTTCTTGCGCTTGGATTGACCGCGGCTTTGTCCCTCCCTTTTGCTATGTCTGCATTTGCAGATGATGTGCAATACAAAAACGGTCAGACCGTCGAATACTCTGGACACACGGACTTTGGCTATTTCTTTACTTATACTTCCGGTGACGGAAAAATAAACTACAAGTGCTTCTCTGTTGTAAACAATGGAGATCGGAAATATGCAGCCGTAAAAGAGGACCTGTATGATTATTACCAGGCTGCTTTGAATGACAAGGATTTAGTTTTCAAAGGGAACTACCAGCGCCGGGCCGATGATGGCGCTCCTGTATTCACTGCAATATGGGAAGTTGTAACGAATGATAAAGGAAAAGAGGTTTTAAGCGGGATTGAAAATTATGTAGCACCTGTGCTCTATCAACCCGGTACGACTCCTAATTTCAAATTGTTCAGCGACCTATATGATGATATCACTGCATCCGCCCCGGATGACGGCTCTTATATGACCATCGACACAAACCCCCTCAACATGAAAAACGGTTCTATTCTCTTCAACGATATGGCATTGGAACACATTCAGTTGACCAACAACGTGCTGGGTCTTCCCAGCTGGATTTATGAAGAGATGGGAAAAACTCGCGCTTTGGATGGCCGACAGAAAGAAGTGTTTGACCATGTGACGGTAACATGGACATACCATCCTGATCAGGGCCTTGAGGTAACATACAGAACCAACCAGTAAAAATGTTGAGGTTTATTTAATATGAAGTGTCCAAATTGCGGCTCAGAAGTTGGAAATGCAAAATTTTGCCCAGAATGTGGTACTGCGATTTCTGCATTAACTGACAGCAATTCATCAAAGGGAAAAGAAGAAAGTCCAAAAAGAAAACGGAAAGGGTGCGGGTGCTTAACCGTAATTGTTGTTCTCCTTGTGATTGCTATGATTGGCGGTTCCTCGTCAACCTCACGCGGATCATCGGTATCAGCGTCAAGGTCAAGCACGTCTGTCAAATCGTCTGTTTCGTCCACGCCAGATTTGACAATGGGACAAAAGAACGCGCTCCGTTCTGCAAACAGTTATTTGAATGCTCTTGCATTCTCGTATGATGGTTTGATTAAGCAGCTTGAGTATGAGGGCTATTCCACTGAAGATGCCACTTATGCAGCAGACCATTGTGGAGCTGATTGGAATGAGCAGGCCGCAAAAAGCGCAAAAAGCTATTTGAGCTCGATGTCTTTCTCTCGTTCCGGCTTGATTCAGCAGTTAGAATATGATGGCTTTACGCCAAGCCAAGCTGAATATGGCGCAACTGCAAATGGATATTAAATTGCAAATCCGTTTACAACCGCATTATACAACCATTGATTGTATATCGTCAAGCGTAAAAAATGCGCAAAACAATTTAAAAATTTATTCATTTGCGTTGAAGCGTTAAAATTTACGCTGACTTTTGCACGTTTTACGCTGAATACGCGCAAAATATGCGCGTTGTTATTCGCGGTTGCAAGGATGTTGCAAATTTTGCAGCAGATCAGCAGCCAGCGCCCCGCCGGGCTCACCGGCTGCGTTACGCAGGGCTTGCACCTCCGGCAGGGCCTTATCTTGAATGTAAGCGCGAGCAAGACGCTGCTGCTCCGGGGTCATATCCAAATAGCAGGCCAGCAGGGCACGGGCATGGGTGCGAAAGTGTGACAGATTTTTCATAACTCATTCCTCCCAGGGTGCAGGGGTGCGGTCGGTGCCGGTCAGGATACTGGCGGGCATTCCATCGATGATGGTCATTTCGGTTTCTTTACCGTTTCTTTGCTCAAAATCCATTTTGCTTTCTCCTTTCTTTTGTGCACATCTACGATTTATAAACCAAATTCTACCATGCGCCGTTGGAAAATAAAATACGGATAAAATTTGTCGAATGGCGCAGATTTTTTCTGCGCCATTTTTTGTTAAAAATACGCCGATATTATGGGGGTGAAAGTATGAGTTATTTTACGGCGAGCCAAATCGGGAAAGCGCTTGCAAAAGCACGGGTGTCTGCGGGATTGAGTCAAGCGGAGATCGCAAGGCGCATCGAAAAAGGAGAGCGCACCGTGCAGAGCTGGGAAAAAGGATGCACCAGCCCGGACAGTGACGAGATCATGGATTGGTGCACGGCGTGCGGGGTGTCTCCCATATCTGTTTTCATGGAGATGACCCACCCGGATCTGTACAAAGTGCCGGATGACGGCAAGGCCGACGATGAGCTAAACGCGGAGTTGCTCCGTCTCGTGGTAAATCTGCCGCCGCTGACGAAAAGGCTACTCCTCTTCATACTGAAAGGCAGTCACGGCAGCAGCCCGCCTGCTGTCATATCGGAGATAGCTGCAAACTTGCACTGCCCGCTCAACAACAGGGCAAGCGTGTGCGGGACCATCATAGACCAGTATACCTATGCGCAGATCGCGGGCCTTGACCCATGCCCGGACGCTCCGCAGCCTCCCATTGACGACCTGAAGATCAACTACAAGGCCGGAAGAGCCGCTGCTGAAAATGGCGCATTCGGATATATCGGGCAGAAAAAGAAGTAAGCCATGAAATGCGTGAGACCATGCTGCAGGAAAGAGATCCCGGATGGTGCTTCTTTTTGTCCGTGGTGCGGGAAGAAACAGCCGGAAGCCGCCCCGCAGCAAAGAAAAAAGCGCCGCCGCCCAAAGGGCAGCGGCACAGTGTACCCTTGTGTATGGAGGTGTGGATTTTATGAAAAAACGGGTCAACACGGCATTTTGGGTGGAAAAGGAAAAGCGCTGGTGCATCGCGGTTCAGAAGAACGGCACCCGCAAGCGGTTTTACAGCAGCACGCCGGGCCGCACCGGCCAGCGTGAAGCAAACGCAAAAGCGGATGCATGGCTTGATGATAGCATCCGGGACGGAAAAAAGAAAGTCAGTGCCCTTTATTCGGAGTGGGTGGAAGAGCTGAAGCTGACTTGCGGGACGTCCTATGTGACACAATGCCAGCGTTACGGAGAATGCTACATCCTGCCGACCTGCGGGAATATCCGCATTGACGAGTTAACCGAGGGCGATCTTCAAAAGGCCATTGACGTTTCGTTCCGAAAGCGCTCACAGAAAAAGAACCAGCGCAAGCCCATCTCAAACCAGCCGTTGAGCCGAAAGACACTTATGACGATCCGGGCCGCGGAAACCGCCTTTGTCAAGTGGTGCCGAAGGAACAAGTACACGACGCTCCACCCCGACCTGTCCATCCCGAAGAATGCCAGGATGGGGAAACGCACGATTTTGCAGCCCACCTCCCTGAAGGTTCTCTTTAGCGTAGACACCCGCACCTACTATGGAAAGCGGGTGTTTGATGAATATATATACGCCTACCGCTTTGCAGTTGCGACCGGCCTGCGCCCCGGTGAGTTAATCGGCCTATGGTACGGAGACATCAAAGGGAACACGGTCAACCTTCGGCGCAGCATCAACGTGCACCGGGAGCAGACCACTGGAAAGAATGAAAACGCCATCCGCTCTTTTGACATGGGAAAGGAAGCACGGGATGCCTATGAGGCGCAGGTACAGCTCCTAAAGGCTCAAGGCATACTGCTGAACTACAATACGCCGCTGTTTCAGATTCCCTCAGAGCACGCGCTCTATCGCCGCTGGGAATCGTATCAGGAAGCAAACGGGCTTGAGCCGAAAGTCTCACTTTACGAGCTGCGGCACACTTTTGTCAGCGTTGAATCAAGCGTCCTGACTGACAGCCAGCTGAAGATGCTTGTAGGTCATAGCAAGAACATGGACACTGCCGGAGTGTATCGGCACGAGCTTGACGGTCAGAGGGAAGACCTTGCTGCCGCTACCACCGCGGCATTCAAAAAGGCGCAGGCCTGACTCTGGTAACATTTTTGGTAACACTCTTTTTTGTAAACGTAGCAAAATACATGGGTTACAAACCAACCACACTGCCTTTTTAGCAAGTGTTTAGGCGCGTTGCAGATATGCTTTTGACGTCATTCAATCATTTTTTGTTGTTCGACTCCCATCGCCTCCACCATGAAGAAAGAACGTCATTTCGTTGAGAAATGACGTTCTTTCTTTATCATGGTAACATTTTTGGTAACACACCGCTGAAAAACAGCTTTATAAACGCAAAAACATCCCCGAGGAACCGTCAGGATCCCCGGGGATGGTGCTATGTATGGCCGTTTTGGGCAGCGCGGCCACGGTGGTGATACCGGCGTTGATCACTCAGACAAAGAGACAATCTTCCGCATTACTAGCTCATACTCTTTCGGGTACACCATCTTTATTGCTTTCATGTGCTCGTCAAGCACCTGCATCAGACCGCCAAATGGCACAGAGCTGGCAGCCGCCACAAAGTCGCTTTGCGGTTCCGCTGCCGTGGAGTACGCCGCCGCATAAGTCGCGGGCGGCAGTGCCTGGATCTGCGTTTCAGGTGCGTGTGCTTCTTCCAGCTCGTCCCGCACAGTGCAGAGGGCGGCAAGCTTCTCCACGCTCTGCCAGTCCGTCGAACCGCATTTCAGCTTGTGAATGTGGGTGTTGATCTCGTCAATGTCCATGCCTGCCGCCCCCTTTCTTATGCGTTGCGCAAGATGTCAGCGGCCCGCTTGTAGGCGTCACGCTCTGCACCGGTGGCCTCCTGCATCATGTCCTCGATGTCAGAGATCATACGCTCACGGCCATCCGTGCGGGAGTAGTGCCCGCGCACATAGTGACGGCCTCGGTTGGCATAGCTGTTGCCCCGGTTATAACCGTTTCCGGCATCATGGCCGAAAGTCCCGCGCATGTCAGCTTCCCACTCACCCGCACGGCTGTAATCGCCGCCCTCGCAGTAGTCCTCGATGCGGTGGATGTCCAGAATGATGTCCACGATCTCGCCGATCATCTCAACATCACCCGGGGATCGGTTCTTTTTGTCGGTCAGCTCCATGAGCTCTTCGCACATCTCATCCTTCAGATGATTCAGTTTATCCAGCATGACTTTATCTCCTTTCTTATGCTACCCGCTCAACAATCAAATTGCTGTTTGCAATGCTGACTGCCTGCGTACTGGTGTTCTTAACCGCCACGGTCACGCAGCAGCCGCGCGGCACCTCGATGAACGCGGCCACGAAAACGTTGAAGAAATTTTCGACTGCCGCCGGGGTGACAATGGCTGTCGCACTGGTCAGCGACTCACCGCCGACAGCCAGCGCCACGGAAATGGGTCCAACAGTGCCGCCGGTGGGAATGGCGATATTGCCGCCAAAGCTTACCTTGAAGCGCGCTTTGCATTGATTGGTCAGACCCCGCAGGGTCACAAGGCCGCTGCCCTCACGGTGCATGATGCAGGCAGGGGCTTTCACCGCGTTCTCAGTCAGGGGAAGGTTTTCACCCGCCGCCACGATGACGGTGTTGGAGTTGCTAAATTCAGCCATTATCCGAAACCTCCTTTTCTGCACAAACAGGCGCATTTACCGCATAAACGGTTTTTAAGATATCCATCCAAGAATTGGATGGATCTGCTTTTTCCGTATCAAGCAGGGTTTTCAAAATGAAAACATAAGTGTTCAATTCCATCATGCTCATTTTGTTCTTATCCATGCTGTACAGATAATCTACAAACTGCTGTTTCAGCTCTGCTACGGTCATTCAAATACTCCTTTCATAGAAAAACGCCGGGACTTTTGCCCCGGCGCTCTGGTTTGCAAAATCAGCTCAGGGGCTGAACATTTTCCATTTTGGAAAAAGTTGCCGTGATTCGGTTATGCGCAGTTGCCGCAGCCAGTCCCACAGCCATAGTAAATGGCGTTGGGGTTGGGCACCTGATAGGCAGGCACGGGAGCTTTCTGCTGCAGAGTCCCGATGATCTGGTTGGTCTGCGCGTTCATCGCGGTGGTCAGGAACGCGCTCTGGCGATCCTGAGAAGCAGCCCGGCGCAGCTCGTTGTTCTCGCTCTGCAGGGTGGCGATCTTATCGTTGGTCAGGAAGTCGAGCACCGCGCGGGTGTTGCTGTTCTGATTCTCGATGATGTCCCGGGTGTTGTTGCTCATGGCGTTCTGCGTTGCGCAGAAGCCCTGCTGCATCTGGTTCCGGGTGTCGCACTCCTGAGTGGCCAGATTGTAGTTAACGCCCTGGATCGCGGTCTGGGTCTTGCAGCAGCAGTCTGCCAGCTGTGTAGCCAGAGCATTCTGACCCTGCATCAGCGCAACGTTGGTGCCGTTGAAGCCCTGCTGCATGGCGTTGGTGACACCGTTCAGGCCCTGCTGCACGCCGTTGAAGCCCTGAAGCATCCCGGTGTTCATGGCATAGAAGCCGTCACACAGGCCGCTTTCCAGCCCGTTCAGCTTGTTCATGACGCTCTGGTTGTCGAAGCCGCGCTGCAGGTCCGCCTGTGTTACGGCGCTGGTCATATAAGGCGAAGCGCCGCCCATGCCGCCGCCCCAGCCAAAGCCGCCCATGCCGCCCCAGCCGAACATGCCGAAAATCAGGAAGAGGACGATCCAGCCCATCCAGTCGCCGCCCCAGCCATTGAGGCCGTTGCTGTAGCCGTTGGCGGGCTGTACCGGCATAGTCAGAACCGTGCTATCAGAAGAAAGAGACATAGTTTTACTCCTTTACGTTAGATTTTGAAATTTATTCTAAATGCGGCCGCATTTTAGAATCCAAACATATTTTTCATGCCGTTGAGCATCGGCGCGATCTGCTGCGCCCGCTGCTGAATGGCGTTGAGCTGCTGCTGTGAGAGCTGGCCGGAGGTGAGCATCTGGTTTATCATCTCCTGCGGGTTCTTTCCCTGCATCTGGCCCATAAACTGCTGGAACTGCCCGCCAATAGGGTTCTGAGCCTGTCGGCCCATCGAATTAAACAAGCTGCTGCCCATCGTTTAGCCCTCCTTTTCCGGCTCTGGTGCTTCTTGCTTCTCCAACGCCGCCAGCTTTGCCGCCAACTCGTCGAACTCCTTGCGGGTGACATACTCCCCGCCTGCGGCTTGCGTGGCTGCAATCGACGCTTTGGGGCCGCTGGTGCGCTCTTTGTAATCGTAAATGCGAAGAGGGAACGGCCTGCCGTCCTGCCCCACTTCTTTGATGTAAAAGGTATCGGAATCAGCATCCAGTAAAAGCACCCGGCTCCCGTTGGCGACCAGATAGCCCCGGGCCGCTGCTTCGCCTTGCACCCAGATAAAGCCGCTGTCAGTCGGTGCGGCCTGCCCCTGCATTGTCGGCATCATGACGGGCTGGGGCTGGTACTGTGCTGCCCTGAGCTGTTCAAGCTGCCCCTGCGGCTGTTGCGGGTAAAACACTTGCGGGTATCCGTTATAAATCGGCATCGTTTTCCTCCTTGTACCAGTAGTAGATCGGGCATTCTGCGCCACTGTCCCAGCTGTCCCACCACGCGCCGTCGATGACGGTCAGAACGTGGCCGGAGCAGCCCAGCACATACACACCGCGAGGGTACTCCCGAGCAAAATCCGCCACGGTGTAACAGATGGCGCAATCCGCTTCAACCATGCTGCGCTTGAACCCGCGTTTTTGGAGGTATGCGCCCCATGTGCGGTTGGCGCTGGGCATATCGCCGATGATAAAGCCAGTAAGCGCAAGCCCAAGGTAAGCTTTCTCCCAGTCTTGGCCCGTTGCGGCTGCCACGGCCCGCACTGTGCAATCTCCAACGCTGTTTCCGTGCAGGTTCGGGTTAAACTTGTGCCACATGGTGCGCCCCTCCCTTTGCGTCCATAGTACCTTTTCTTCCAAATACGTGCGTTTAACGAACGTCAAATGAAGGACAAAAAAGAAAAGCGCCCACACGGCACAGGACTGTGTAGGCGCTCAATTATTTGCACTCAATGAGTATAATATTTTCAAAAAGTGCTTGACGTTTACACTCATTGGGTGTATAATAAAGACAGTGAAAGACACAAACTCACAACAACATGGAGGTACAAAATTATGAGAAACGCTATTGAAATCGCCGCTGACATCCGCAAGTCCGATGTCTGGGATTACGAGCTGTGCACCGAGCTGTGCAAGGCAGCTGACATGGAAGAAGAGTGGGAAGCTGCATCCGCTGGCGATTACGACTGGAACGACTCGAATCGCGGCCCCTCGTTTGAAGAAGTCGTAGAAGCCGCTGCTTAAAAACTGGGCGTTGAAATCTACTAAATAAAAAATCCCCCGCCCGATGCTTGCCACACCGAACGGGGGATTTTGTGAAAGACACCTCACACGGAGGTGTGCAACTATCCTATCACACGAAAGAAAGGAAGTCAATCATGTATACCAAAGCAGAGCTTTTTTCAATGGCCGCAGAGCAGCCGAAGGAAATCTTTGTCAACAACATCACTCTGAGCGTACCAGACGATGCTGACAGCTGCATTGATCTGGATGCTGAGAAGGAAAAGCTGTCTTCCATCTGGGATCTGGCGCACTTGTCTATGCGTGAGCTGGTAGCCCGCACTAGCCTGTCTCAGACCTCTTTTGCAAAGCGGGCGGGTATCCCGCTGCGCACGGTGCAGAACTGGTGTGTCGGCACCCGCGACTGTCCGGCATACGTCCGCTTCCTGCTGGCCGAGCACTATGGACTAATCTGAGGGGGGGATTCCAGTATGACAGCAAAAGATTTGACGGGTCATACTTTTGGGAGCTGGATCGTGATAGGTGCATCCAAAAAGAGCGGCTATGTGAAGTGCCGCTGCAAGTGCGGCACAGAAAGAGATGTCCTTCGAGAATCCCTGACCCGAGGGGCAAGCAAGTCCTGTGGGTGCGTTCATACCAGGAGCGAGGCCCAGCTCAAGATGGACGAGCGGAGAAAAAAAGATGGAGACCTTACTGGAAAGCGGTTTGGGCGTTGGACTGTCTTGCATCGTGCGGAAAAAGATGGGTATTTTACATGCCAGTGTGAGTGTGGCACTATAAAAGATGTGTATCGGCATAGCCTTATGTCCGGAATGAGCACAGGCTGTCAGCATTGCGCTTTCTCGCATAGCGATGCAATGAAGAGCGCAGCAGCCCAAAAATCCGCCAAAGCAAAAAAATCCGCTATCGAAAAGTACGAAGGGAAGACTGTGAGCGGCTGGAAGATCATCGAAATCCTACCCCCTCGAAAGCCAGACGTATCCATGTGGTGCAAAGCAGTCTGCCCGCAGTGCGGAAAAATCGTTGAAGTCAGACTTTCAAACATAACACGTACTAACCCTATACTTCGGTGCTCCGACTGTGCCCGTGACATGAAAGACAAGGTCGATGTCATCCACAGCGTCACCCAGGTGGATGGCTCTTCCCTCTCCTCTGTGAAATCGCGGATGGGCGGAAAGGTCAACCGGAACTCCAAGACCGGCGTAAACGGCGTTGTAAAAAGGCCGAACGGGCGGTACTTTGCCTATATCAACTTCAAAAGGAAACAAATTTATCTCGGCCTGTACGAAAGCCTTGACGATGCGATTGCCGCCCGGAAAAAGGCGGAAGCGGCGATTTATGGCGAGTATCTTGACCAGCATGAAGGTTGGGAAGAAGAGCTTGCAAGCCGTCTCGAAGAACTCAAAAAAGAGAAAAAATAGAAAAACCCCCGATGCTCCAAACGGAACACCGGGGGTTTGCTTTACTCAAAAACTTTTGCAATGCTTTTCAGCCGATAGCCTATTGCCGTCCGGCTGTAATGCGTCTGTGCTGCAATGTCCGGCAGCGGAAGCCGCTCAACGTACCGCAAAAGAGCTATCTTTCGGTCTACCCTCCCAAGCGGTGCGGTTTTGATGGCGGCGGTCATCTGCTGTCGGTCAAGCCCTTGCAGCGCAGCGGGCAGCACTACACGAGCCGCCGCCACAGGTAGCACCGAGCCAGAAAGGCTGCGGCAGCTGTCCGGCGTTGCGCACCATATTGCCAAGCACGGCAAACTCGTATGTTTTCGCGAGGCCACGAAAACGTGCGCAGACCATTTTCGTGATATCACGAAATTGCTCTTGTGCGGCGTACATTTTGTTGGTGTCAACAAAATGCTCGTATGCAGTGCTACTCATGGTTTTACTCCTTATCTGCCCGCTTTTCGATGCACTCGCCATATTTGTCAAGAAGGCAATCTTTGCAAAACTCTCGATTGTCGCCTTTCAGGTTGCACACCTTTTTACGCTTGCGGGCTTGATTCATAGCGTTTGCAGAAGCGGCAATAATCCCACACATAGGTACAATCATATAATCCTCCTTACTGCTTTTGCAGCGCCGCTTTCATGCGGTCAAAGAAAAACTGGATAATGATGCCGATAGTCTCATCGGTGATGGCCCAGCTGATAAGCCTGCCCCACTTGCTGGCGCTGAGGGCCGTGCGGAGCATCTGCGCCACCCACGCCTTACGTTCTGCGCCTCTCTTGGTGCCCTGAATCTCCTGCTCTGCCCTTGCAATGAGGTCGAGCACAGTGCCCTTGACAGCGGCACCATAGCCCAGCCGGATGCAGCCCAGTGCATAGAACGCAAGGCCGCCCAGCATGAGCACGAGGGCCACAGGTGCGGGAAGTGCGGTCAAAAGGTTACGAATCGCTTCCATGATTGGTAACTCCTTTCAAAAGATAGTTGTCGATGTCGGTGCGGCTCTTCTGCATCCCCTCGCGATTGTTGCCGGACAGCTGCGCATCCAGAAGGTTGCGCACCCCGTCGAGGGTCAGACGGCTCACCTCGTCAATTTCTTCAAAGCGGCGCAGATCTCGGGCAAGGGCCTGCGTGTGTTGGAGCTGGCCCTGCTCTAAGGTGCCGATGCGCTTGTCCATCTCATCCAGCCGCTTGTTCTGCACGTTGTCCGGTTCCTGCGCCTTTTTGATGTACTTGTGAATGATTTCCAGCACCTTGTCAATGGTGATGGCTGCAGCACACAGGCTACCCAGGATGCCAAGCACCCACAGCAAAGCTTCTTTTTCGGTCATTTGTCCTCCCGGAGACGGGTCAGACCCTTCTTGCGGATGATTTTCGGGTAGTTGACGGTGGTCACGTTTAGGTCAACGTTGCCGGAGATGCCCGGCACGCGGCCTTTGCTGGTGTGCTGGTGGGCATTGTACTTGAAATCCACATTCGGGGCCTTGCCGGTGTAGTCAGCAAGCCATACGTCATAAGGGCGCAGAGCCGCACCACCCACAAAGAGATGTGCCTTTGCAAAGCTGGTGTAGGTGTAGAGCTGGGCATAGAAGCCTATCTGCTCCACCTCGTGCAGAGCATAGGCGGTCAGGTCGGTCAAGTCCTGCTTGTCCAGACTGACGAGCCGGTTGTCCTCTACGTCCACAGCCACAGGCAGCGTCAGCTCCTTTCCGTAGACTGCTTGACGCAGCAGGGAGAGTTCTGCGTTGACCATGTCCTTGTTGGTGGCGTAGGTGTAGTAATATACGCCCACGTCCAGACCCGCCGCTTTGGCGTTGCGATAGTTGGTCTCAAAGGTCGGGTCGATGTACAGGCCGTCTGCCCGCTTGGAGAGCTTGCGGTTGGTGGATACCGTCTTGAGCATAGCTCCCTTGTAGCCCGCCGCCTTGACCTTTGCCCAGTCGATAGTGCCCTGATACCGGCTCACGTCGAGATAGCGGTAGGGCGGCTCACCTGCCCACCCGGTCACGGTGTCCACAGTGGGCACGTCCGGTGTAGGAGCGGGCTCTTCCTTGTCGGCGCTGTCCCCGGCAGCGTGAGAGAGCGCAGAAAAGATATCCCGCAGGAAGTCAAGCATCACTTTCCATCTCATAAAATCCCTCCTCCGTCAGCTTTGCCAGCACGGCATCCTTGTACCGGTCAGGTACGTTGTCGATGGTAAAAGCGCCGTCAAAACGGTGCAGCTTGACTTGGGTCACATAGAACAAAATCATAACATCCTCCTTACTGTGCGGCCAGCAGGTCGAGCATAGCCGCTTCCAGAGCAGCAAGGCGCTCTTCTGCGGTGGGCAGCTGTGCCTTTTCCTCTGCTTCCTTGCGGGCCTTTTCCTGTGCGGCCAGCTCTTCGGCGGTGTACAGGATGTACCGCATCACCGGCACTTTCTCATCCCAGGCGGGCTGAGGGTCAACGCCGGGCACGTCCACCACCTTGCGGACATCACGGCCTTTTTCGCGACCATCTGCGTCATAGTAGATCGCAGGGGTTCCGTCCGGCAAGGTTTCGGTCTCGTAGTGGCTGACCTCTTCCACGCCCGCCACAGAATCGTGGTGGATGGTCTGGGTCTCCTGCTTGAGGTAGCCTTTCGTCAGGTCGGGTTTTTCGATAGGGTTGCCGTTACTGTCAATGATTTTCATAGGATCTCCTTTCGGTTATGCCACTCTGCGCCAGATGTACATACAGTATGACGGGGGTTGGACGGTATCGGATGCACCGTAGATTTGGCTCGACTTGGAAGCATCCATACAAACAGACATGGAGCCGGTATCATTAATACCTGCTTGAGCCACAGCGCCGCCACCTGCTGAGCTTCCGTAGAAAGCGCCTGTAGCAGAAGCGACTTTAAGCCATCCTCCATCGCCAGCGTAGGACTCAAAGCTGAAACTGCCTTTAATATTCGGCAGCCCTGCCTCCAGCTTTGTCCCAGCCGGATGCGTATCGCTTGCACCCCAGATAGTGCAATTCTCGACGCGTTCCCATGTGCCGCCGATAAAGCTTGCCGGGCTGGTGGAGTTTTCGCTGATGTACAGACTGCCCACGGGGTGATCTCGCTCGACTACCGCCGCAAGGACTTGCTGATAGATAGCATAGGCATCAGGGCCAATGCCGTTTTTGAGTTCTCCTAGTGCCATTTGTTCTCCTTTCAGTCGGTACGAAGCCAAGTGTAAGTAAAGTATGCCGGGGGTTGGACAGTATTGGATGCGCCGTAAATGGAGTTGGAAGCAGATGCGTTAAAAAACACTACATCGCTTTTGTATGCATTACCGGTTTCTGTCATTGAATTATTTATATTGTTAGAAGTTTGAATTGAATGTGCAAATAGCTTACCATCCCCGCCTGTAATCGAACCGCCCGTAAACTTGTTTCCAGACATGTGGGGTCTTGCCTCAAAAGAGCCCTTGATATTCGGCAGTCCAGCCTCTACCGTTGTACCAGCCAGGTGCGTATCACTTGCACCCATTAACGCCCTATCTTGCGCAATCTTTTCCCACGTGCCGCCGCCAAATGTCACAGCCGGGTTTTCCGGGCTGATGGTCTGATAGATACTGCCTACGGGATGTGCCGCAAGCAGGAAGTTGGAATAGATTGAGCCGTCACCATAGAATTGACCACCATACTTGATGGGATACCACCGGGCGGAAATTTCCGCAGTCGGAATGTTGTGTGCACGGATACGGATAGCTCCGGTTCGAGTTTCGGGGTTTACAAGCATAGCTTTACTGGCTACGTCTGCGCTTGCAGGGTCGATGCTGACAGATACCACAGTCGTGGACGTAACGTCTGCTGTAATGTCGATGTAATGCGGATACTCTGCAACTTCTGTGTCCGTCTGCCACCCCGTGATCGGAATAGAAAGATCATGTGGAACGACGGAGTCTGCTTTGCCTGCCAGAGCGTCACCGGTAGCCTTTGCGTCGGCAGGGGCGTTCTCGATGCTTAGGGTTTTGTCGGTACCGGCCCGTGTGCCTGCCAGCGCTGCACTTGCAGCGGCTTCCTCAGCGCTCTTCTGGGCAGCGGATTCGCTGGCAGAGGAATTGGTTTCGGAGGTAAATGCAGCAGAAGCGCTGTCGGAAGCGGCAGCGGCAGAGGTGGCAGCAGCTTCTTTGCTTGCGTTGGCATCCGATGCAGAACCGGCCGCAGCAGATGCGGCGGTTTCTGCCGTGGCGGTGGAATTTGCCACCTCCTGCAAAGCGCCGGTCTTAGCGTTGCCGATGTCAGTCAGCGCAGCGTCTTTTGTCTGGGCGATGGCCGTGGTGGCCGTAGTCTGGGCTTGCTGGACAGCGGCCACAGAGTCCGCTTTCTGCTGGTCGATACCATCCACCGCGTTTTTTGCTCGTTCAGCACTTTCCTCTGCTTCACTGGCTTTTGTGATGGCCGTACTGGCAAACTGCTCTACATACTCGCCCATCTGGGCGATGTCTTCCCGGACTTCCACACCTTTTTTTGCGGTACGGATGCCCGAGATGACTTCCGGAAAAGTCTTTGTCATAAACTGATCACTCCTGTAGGTGTGTCGTAGATGGTGTCGGTCTCAAAGTCAAAGGTGTCCCACAGCCAGTCCGCACCCGCATCCGCGGTAACATTTCTTTTATACGGATTGCAAGTGCCCTCTATGGTAAAGGCCATATCATGTCGGTTTTTCTCACTGGGGTCTACCCGCCAAAGGCCCTGCCAGTACCAGGCACTGTCCTCATCAAAAACGCACCGAAGCCACTTGCCCTGTAAGGCATTTTCAAGGGCGCTTTGGATGGTCGTCCATTGCTTTTTCGGAGACTTACAGATAAGCTCCAGCTTGATGGTGCGCTGCTTGTAGTGCACTTCCCCATCCAAAGCCCTGGACAGGTCTAGGACAAAGTCAGAGCCCGGGACATTGACAAGCATCGTCTCTGGCTCTGCACCGGATATCATAGGGCTGCCCACCTTCAGATAAAGGCCAAGGTCTTTGAGGGTATGGATATTTCCGATTTGTGCGCCCATCAGCATTTGAGCTCACCTCCGCTCTGGATCACGGCCAGCTGCCCCGGGGTCAGAGGGCTGTATACCAACTTTTCTCCGTCCCACACATAGTGCGAGCCGCCATCCTCCCAGTCCTCCGGGAACTCATCGAAGACCATGCAGTTGTCTGGGAGAGGGTTCGGGATCACTTCTTCAACGCCCCATCCGCCGCTGTAAATGCGACCATCGGAGCACACTTTGCACATAAATTTACAGCCGGGTACTTTCATCTGTCCTTCACCTCACATAAAACCGTATAGTTCTCGTGGCATACAGAGGGAGTCATTTTGTGTCCACCCGTCAGAGCTGGGGCTTTCCAGGTCGATGCTGAAATTCGTCGGCACTACTGCTGGGGTGTAGTTGTTGCCAGTGACATAGTTCGATGTGCGCTCACGACCGGGTCCGAAAGTGATGCCCCCTGAGTTGACCCGCACCGTCCGCATGTGAGTGGTGTTCCACGGGTAAGTCATGGCGTATTCCACGCCATTGACCGGGATGACCATGGTCACACATCCGGCAGTGCCGCCGCTGGCCCACCATGTGGATCCTTTCTTGCTGGTATAGGTCAGATACACAGCAGAAAAATCGGACAGGTCCAGCGGGATTGTCTGTGCTCCAAAAGAGCTGTTGTCCCCAAAGTCCCAGATACGGGCGTTTCGGATGCCGTAGAAGGTAATCTTTCCGGAGTCGATAGTGCAGCTGCCGTTGCCGTCTGTGATGGAAATGCTATCCGACTTGATGTTGACCATGCTGGAACCGGAAAGCACTTTTATGCCGTCGTTGGTGATCTGCACCCTTTTGTCGGGCAGCTGGTCATGCCGGACGATAAGGCCGTTTTCCGGGGTAAACTCCAGAAAATTTGTGGCCGTTTTGGCCGCTTCGCCAGCTTTTTTGTCCACCTCGTCCACTCTTTTGTCGTTAGACTTCTGGTACTTGAAAAGCTGGTTAAGAGTGCTCTGCTGATATTTTTCAGCGGATGCCGTATCCTCATCCAGCAGGTTGGTGCGGCCCAGGTTGGCCACTTGTCGGTCGGTCAAAGTCTGCCGGGTCATGCCGAAGGTATACTCCTTTTTGTCCGGCTGATCCAGCGGTTCCACCAGCTTTGTGCACAGCATGATGACATCGATGCTGTGGGGCTTGCTGATAATGTGGGCATAGCTGGCAAAAGTCAGCCTGTCCTTGTCATAGCCCGCATCTCGCAGATCCACAGCCTTGACGGTGTAGCTCGTCACCATCAAGCTGTTTTTCTGAAGATCCTGCACGCCTGCAGCAAAGGTGTCGTTGTCGCTGTCGGTGTCATACTCGCCCAGGGCTGACACGATGCCAAACTTCTGGGCCGCTGCATCATTCTGGATCCATCCGCAGTCGCCGTCACTGCTGTCCAGCCGGTACGAATACCCTTTTGGCAGATACTTACTGACGGTCGCCGCGTCCGTTCCAGAAATGCCATAGCGCTCTTCATGGCTTTCTGTGTACTTTTCACCCCACCACAAAAATTTCCACTTCCACTTTGTCTCCTCGACCGTGTGCTTGCTTCCCATGGGATACACACGGGTAAAAAGACTGTTGGTATCGGTTTTTTCTGTGAAATCCAGCAGGTTTACGCCATACTCAATGGTTTGGTCGACCAAACGGTCGGCCTCGAAAGACTGATCGCAATAATTTAAGACGTTATTACCCGTGGCGGGGTTGTAGGTACAGTAGGCATATCCGCCGTACACCTTGAGCACCATCTTGTCGATGATGTCCCAGGTGCTGCCGTAGTCTTCGCCCACACCGTAGCTGTCCCGGTCTCCATAGTGCACAACAAGATCACCCAGTGCCGCGGTGACAGTGCCCAGCTCGAAGCGTTTCATCTCCATGCTGCCGCACTGCTGGTTGTGGGCATCGATGAGGTGCTGCAAAAACTGCTCCAGCTTTCCCTCGTAGTTAAAAGGGGTGATTGCGCTGTCATTGAAGTAAGACAAAGCGCCCTCGCAGTATATGACGCGCCGGTTGTACCAGTCTGCCTCATGGCTCAGGACACGCCCGCGCCAGATCTCTTTATCGTCCTGTTCAACGGTGATGCAGGTGGACATCTTTTGCAGGCTCTCATACTGCTCATGGTCGCGCGTCATGGTAAAAGAAAGGCTGCCGCCCTTGCTGACCTCTCGGGTCAGCTTGGGAGACAGCACAAGGGCATTGCGGTTATTGGGAGCGTAGATCAGGCGCTTGTCGGCGGGGTTGCCAAAGGGATATGCAAAAATTTTGTACAAATTTTAGTTTCCCCTTTCTGCCAGCGTGGCCAGATGGCCCAGCTGTGCATCAATAGAAGGTGCCAGTGCGCCCACCAGCGTGCCGTCGTCCAGCTTGATGACGGTGTTTGCCGTCTGGGGAAGGTACTGCTGCACCACGTTGTACAGCGCGTCCACGGACTGCTGCATTTTCTGCTGGTAGGACGAAAGCCGCCCGTTTGCCGGGCTTTCGCCGAACGCATAGCCGTCGGTGCGGAAATCGTACCCGGCAAAGCTGCGCTGGCTGCCGTACCAGTAAGCGTTCTGAATGTCCTTGTAGGAAAGCGTCGTGCTCTTGCTGTCAGTGCTTTCCTTTTCGCCGTTCTTGCTGCCCAGCCATGCGGCCAGACCGATACCGCCCGCCACAGCAGCCACGCCCAGGATGGCAGCCAGCACAGGGTTGGATGCCACAAGCGAGACGATATTGCCCAGACTGCCCATGATAGAGGTGGCCATGCTGGATACCCCGCTGGCGACGTTGGCCAGCTGGGCACCTGCCCCACCGGATGCGCTCAAGCTGGACAGGATGGAGCCAAAGCTTTGCACCGCTGTCCCCGCTTCTGTTGCGCTGGCAGCAATGCCGTCCGTAAAGAGCGATTTGATGGTATCGAAGGCCGCTTTTACGCCGCCCCCACTGTACGCGTCATTGATGACGCTCAGCGCATCCGCCGCCCACTTGGAGATAAGCTCCCGCTGATCCTGCGATACCTCGCCCCAGATGAGATTTGCCACGTCTGTAGCCAACCCGGCCCAGTTGCGGTTTTTCAGGTCGGTGAACGCGTTTTGCAGGCGGCCAAAGATGCCGTTCGACCACTGCTTCTGCGCATTGCTGAGGTTCTGGTCAATGCGGCTTTGCAGCTCCGTCACGGACAAAACCACATCGTCACAGGTCTTTTGCGTGGTCGTGGTCACTTTTCCGGCCGCATCGGTCACTTTCTTTGTGACCGATTTGATGGTCTTCTCCGTGCCGTCCACCACTTCTTTCCAAGAGTCCGTGATGGTCTCCACGGTCTCCTTTGTGGTGCCCTTGAGCTTTTTGGTGGTGCCGTCGTAGACGTTGTAGGTATTGTCGGCAGTCTCCACCACGCGCTGGATGTTGCCCACGATGTTGCCCGTTCCGGCAAGGATCTGCTTCGACGTTTCGGTGACGGTATCCGCCAGCTTTTTGGTGTCAGCAGCCGCTTTGGCGGTAGATTTTTTGCTTTTTCCGCCGCCTGTGCCGCCCGAGGCAGTGATACTGCTCCCGCCGTTCCCGGCGGCTGCAGCCGCCTTTGCCTGACGTTCCGTCCAGCTTTCGTTGTAGATGCCCTTTCCGTTTTTAGCGTCCTTCCGTCGGCGGTCGTAGTTGCTCTGGCTGTTTTTGTCAGAGCGGTACTGCTTGTATCCTTCGTCACTGTTCTCGTACCCCGCGTAAGCATTCTTCCCGAGGGCTTTGTTGAGCTTGAAGCTCAATTTATCGAGAACGCCGATTCCGGCAGAGCCAAGCTCGCCAAATTTCTTGATGACGGAGTTGATGGGGTTGTTCAGTTCCAGAATTGCCTCGCCGAGCCCCTTCCAGCCGTCCGTCTTGTAAGCTTCGATGGCCGCCACGGTCATATCGTTGAGGTTGGAGATTACCACACCGATTCCGCTGCTGAGGTCGCCAGTCATGAGCCCGGCCAGCTGGCTCACGTTATCTTTCAGGGTGGAAACTCGGCCATTCATGGTCTGGCTCTGGGTGTCCATGGCGTTGTAATAGCGCCCGCCCTCCTCGCTGGCAGCAATAAGGGCATTAGACAGCAGGTCATAGCTGATGGTCATGTTCTGGACTTCCTGCACCGTTTTCCCGGTGTAGTCAGCCAGCACCTGATAAACGTTGATTCCGGCATAGGCAAACTGCTTGATGTCGATTGCGGACGCTTTGCCCACATTGGCGATCTGCTTCAGATTAGCTGCCATGCGGGAAAGCTCCGCGTTGCCTCCTCCTGTAGCCGATACCGCGTCGCCCAGTGCCATGATGACCTTGCGGGAGTAGCCTGCATTTTCACCCGCGCTGATCAGCAGCTGGTTTGCCTGCGTCAGCGAATCCACACTGAACGGCGTGCGGGCCGCGTCCTCCTGAATGGCCGCCATGGCCTCATTGGCCGCCTGAGCGTCGCCCAGCATATTGGTCAGGCCCACGCGGTAACTCTCGATTTGGGCGTTGTACTCGATGCCGCTCTGGATTAAACTTTTCGCAGCGGCAAGAGCGGCAGAGCTGAGTTTTGAGAAAAAGCCCGCCATGATCGTGCCTTGTGCAATAGCACCGGCCAGAGACTTGCTGGACCCCGATGCGGCATCCCCAAAGCTGCTCATGTACCCTTCCGCAGTCCTTAGCCCCTGTGCCGTGGTATTGAGTTGGGCTTGAGCTTCTTTCAGCTTCCGGGCAAATTCCTTAGTTTCTTTGGAGGTTTCCCCGGTCTCTCTCCGTGATTTCTGGTAGGCTGCCGTAAGGTGAATGACCTCACTGTACAGCCGATTATAATCCGCACTCATGGTGGATACGGCGGCTTTGGTCTGAGCCTTTGCCTCCTCCACGCCCTGCCTGTAGGCGCTGTCGTCCAGTCCAAGAGTGGCCATCAATTCAAAAAGTTTCAGGGCGTATCACCTCCGTTCAGCCCGGCCAGAATACGGGCCTTGATTTCCTCTGCGCTCTGCTGGGGCCGGGCGGGAGTATTAAAGTCGGGCAGGGTGTCCACCCACCGACACTCCATGCCCACAAGGCCAGCCAGAGCGTCCGTGATGTAGGCGCGGTAGCTCTTCTCGTAAGCTTCCTGCTGCATCGCATTGACGCAATGTTGGGCAATGTAGGGTTTGCCAATGGCTTTCAGCATATCCAGCCGGATGGATGAGATCAGCCGCCGATATCGGTCTGAGCCAACCTCACCAACGAGGATAAAAAATCCAGCACATCCCGGTCGTTGATGGTCTCCGTGATGACGCGCAGGGTTTTGAAGGGAGTCATCTTTTCAGGGTTGCCGTCCTTGTCCGTTTCCAGCTCATACAGCAAAGGCAGCAGCTCCGCTGTGTTCTGAGCGTTGTCGAACAGCAGCTTTTTTGCCATTGCCTTGATGTTCTTGCGGCCCTGGGCTTCTTTTTTGGCCTTGAGCTCATCGGGGGTTTCACTGCCCGTGAGGGTGGGGCCGACTTTTCGCAGCTCCATCACCTGCGTCTCGGTCAGCAGGGCGGCCACCTTGTCCGCGATCATGTAACAGTGGCGCAGAAATTCTGTTTCGTCCATCTGGTTGAGAGTTTTCATTGTTCCACTCCTTATGCTGCCGCGTCTTCGCTTACAAAGAACTCCATTGGGACGGTCTCGTCGCCCATGCGGACACAGCCCGTCAGGGTGACGGAAACATTGCCCTTGCCCTTGTCGGTTGTCTTGAGAGACAGGCCGCCCGTGCTGATTGCGTTGTCAAGCCGAACAGCCACATAACCGCCACCGATGAGGTCGCCCACAAACCAAATGGTTTTGAAGTCGCCCGTGGTCTTGTCGGTTTTGAACGTCATGCGGGGTGTTACCTTGCCCCCGGCCACGTCCGCTGCGCCCAGCGCCATGCGGATGACCTCTGCGGAGGTATTCAGCGCGGTGAAGGCCAGCGTGCAGTCGTAGTCCTCAATTTCCATGAGCTCCACGGTGTTCTTCTGGCAGTTGTCCACATCTTCGCCCAGGTCGGTGATGTTGGGGGTGCAGGTGGCGGTGATGCCGCCAGTGGTTGCGCAGATGATGTCGGCATCAGCGACGGCGGTCTGGCCCTCAGTGTCGAACTTGTTCAGCACAAGGCCCGCGTTGATCTGCATGGACTTGAATGCTTCTGCGGAAATTTTGGTAAATTTTCTTCCCATAATTCTCCTTACTCGCATAGCTGCGTGATCTCAAAATTCAGGTACTCGCACAAATAGCCCTCGGGCGGGTTGTCCATCGGCTGGGCCCACGGGGTGCCTTTGCGCAAAAGAATAGCGCCGCCCTCGCACGGCACGGTCAAACCGCCTGCAAGGGCTGCGCTAATTTGGTCTTCTGTCTGTAAGATGGGTAAACGCCCTGCGCTGCTTGGATACCACAAGCGGCCATGAAACGACGCTTCCTCGTTCCAGCCGCCGGGGACGGCGGGCTTGTAGGTCAGGTAGGGCAGGGAAGCGGCGGGCGGGATGTTGTCTTCCAGATAGCCCGGGATGCCAAATCCGTTGAAAAAAGCGTTCAGTGCCCGGTTGATGCTCTCAGACGGTCCCATTACGGCAGCACCGCCTTTTTGCACTTGACGGCCCGCAGCCCCATGCCGGATTCCGGCGGGGCTTTGGCTTCGTCTGCTGTGCTGGTGATCTGGAAGGTCTGGCCGTCGCGCACACGCTTGATGTAGTCCGGGAAGGCCAGCGGCACGCCTGTGTTGACCAGCAGGGTATAGGTGGAGGCGGTGTCAGCCTGCTCCGCCACCTGAGCTTCCACGGTAGTGTCGTGGCGCTCCACGGCCTCAAACTCGGGGCCGTCCTTCCAGCCGGACACAAAGCCGCCCACGCCGTCCGGCTCATAGCTGCGGGTCTGAAAACGGTATTTTTGGGTAAAGCTCTGCATCACGGTGGATGCAGTGAACGCGTTGACCATGTCACATCTTCCTCCACTGATTGATCTCGGATTTATAGCGGGTTTTGCCGTCGGCGGGCAGCCCGTCCGCGCCTGTAGCCATTGTGCCGGACCACCCGGCAAAGGACTGGGACACATACACGCCGCCGGACGGGAGCGCCTTGTCGTATGCGTCGATTTTTTCAGCCAGCGCCACGAAGTCAGGCGGCACGCGCATGGGCTGCACCGTCCCGGTGAAGGTCTCGGCGGTCAGATCGCCGTCCCCGGCCTTGTGCACGCCGTCATTGAAGATAGATCCGCACACGAGGAAATACTGCCCCGGCACTACCCCGGCGGGCACGGTGTCCGGCTCAAAGGCGAACTCCCCGGCAATGGGGTCGTCCGCCCGGTCAAAAAAATTGCGCGTGTAAACGCACAGCTCAGGGACGGTCATTGGATGCCTCCTACTCAAAAGGGGCGATTACTCGCCCGGGGTGATGGTCTGGACAGAGATGCCGTCCAGGTACTCAGCAAACAGGGTCACGCCGGTGATGGCGAAGCTCTCAGAGACGGCGGTGGTGTAGTTGCCCTGGGTGTGGAAGCCGATCAGGTTGCTGGCCTCGCCTGCGGTGGTGTACACCAGCCCAGCCTTGGCGTAATCGCTGTCGGAGGGGTCGACGTAGTACATCACGATGTTGTCCACGGGGGTGGCAATGACCTTGCCCTTTGCGATCTCGCCGTCAGACAGCAGGAAGATGGTGTTGTAGCCCATGAAATCCTTGATGTACTGGAAGCCGTACTGGTTCTGGATGGTGATCGGGGCGGTGCCCAGGTACTCCGCCACGTCCAGGACGTTGGCAAAGCCCACAACGCCGGTGACGGTGCGGTGCATATTCTTGAACTTGTTCTCCACGCTGCCCTTTGCCATGGCCAGAGCCATCTGGAAGGTCTTGGGGGTGCCCTTCAGGCTGCCGGTGTTCAGGTACTTGTAGAACTTGTCCGTGACCTTTGCGGTCAGGTCGAACAGGAACTCGTCATCGGTCTTCTGCACGGCCACATCATAGCCATAGTTCTGGATTGCCTCCAGGGAGACGGCCTTGGCGTACTTTTCGATTGTGATCTTGCCGTAGTCCTTCTCCTTGACGGTGTACTGGCTGTAGGGGATCTCCTCGCCCTCTGCTACGGTGCCGCTCTGCAGGGTGCCCTGGGCGTACTTGCTTTTCAGCACGGTGCCGGGCTGCATCCGAATGGGGCGCATGATGCCCATGATCTCCCGCAGGTGCTCCCAGTTGCGCTGGAAGCGTGTCACAAAGTCGATTTCCCGAGGGTTGACGGTGATCTCGGTAGTGGTGATCAGATTGGTCTTTGCTGCCATGTGTTAGTCCTTTCCGCCGCCTGTAAACAGGTCGGCATTTGCTGCAATGGCCGCCTGGCGCTCTCCGGCGTCCTTGATTGCAAAAATTTGGTCTTTGGTCATTTTGGAGCCGGTGTTGGTGGGCGGTGTGTCCACCTTTGCGCCGGTGGTGGTCGTAGTGCCTACGAAGTCGCTCCAATCAGCTTTCAGGCTGTCGGTGTGCTTCTTGGCGTCCTTGACCTCGCCCTTATCATCCAGCTCCAGCTTGTCGATATCCTCGCCAGACAGCCGCACGACCCGATCAGCATACTTGTCCAGCACCCCGGCAGACTTCAGCAACTCCCGGAACTTGGCTTCCTTGGCTGCGTGGGTGTCCTTCTGGGTCTGCTGGGCTTTGTAGTCGGTCAGCGCCTTTTCAGCGGCCTGCTTGCCGCTGCTGGCTGCGTCGCGGTCCTTTTCGGCTTTGGCGAGGGCTGCGTTCTTCTCATCGAGCTGGTTCTGCAAGGTGTCCGTTTCCTCATGCAGCACGTCCAGAATTTTCTTGAGCTTGCCGCTGGTGTCGGTCGTTTCATCTTCCAGAATCGCCCGGAGAGTCTTGCGTTCGAGTGCCATGTGATCGTCCTTTCTGCCCTTGCTCGGGCTGCCATGCTTGGCAATAGGTTATTTGCCGGACGTGCTGCCGGTGTGGTGCCGCTTGCAGGGGTCGAACCTGCAACTACCCGGTTATGAGCCAGGAGCACTGCCAGTTGTGCGAAAGCGGCATAAAAAAGCGGCTGACGCTGTGCGCCAACCGCTGAGTATTAATTTGATTTCTGAGAATCTACAATAATAACGCGATTCCCTTTTCCATACGCATTATCGCAAAGTTCCTGAAGATGTTCTCTTGCTTTCTGCATTTCAACAAAAAGAATCCGTTCTTTTGTCTCCTGCTGGTAATATGGAGAAAGGTCAACGCGTGGGTTGCTGTTCTGTTCAAACATTTCTTGAAGTTTTTTGAGGTCTTCAAACGTAAGTCCTTCAACCATAGCGGTGTAAACAATGTTATCCATGTTTTTTATCCACCTTTTCAAAAAGCTCGTCCAACGCTTCTTTTGCAAACTTTTCTTCTTTTGCGGCTGCAATCTCCGCAAATTTGTTCATTGTATGAAGATATGCACTCACAATTTCCAGTTCTTCCTTTGAAAGGTGCTCTCTAAGAACCTTATCCACTTTTACGGCGACTTTATAGGTTTCTTCATCGTCATAGTCGTAAATGCTCATGTTTAATCTTCCTTGTTCGCTTCTTCCACTGCGATCTCTCGCAGCTCGTCAATGTGATTCTCCACCGCCGGGCGCAGGAACGGTCGGGCTTTCATGCCCCGGGTAAAGTGCCATTTGTCGTTGAAGTCTTTCCAGACCCACGGCGTTTTGCGTCCGTTGCCCTTCTCAGCAAAGATGCCCGTGCCAAGCTCAACGTAGACGCTGTAAAAGAGATTCGACCCGATGGCCACGGTCTTTTTTGCGAGGTCTACGGCGTAGGTCAGGGACGCTTTCAGCGCACCGCCCACGTAGCCCTCAATGCCCGTGCTGTCTGCCGTGCCGGTTGGCACAAGCATCTGGGCGTAGTCCTGTACTTTCATGCCCCAGTTGGTCAGCACCCGCTCTGCCCACGAGTCCAGCGCCTCATGCAGCTGCGGTGTGTTGTCGGTGAATTTGATGTCGTATTCAAATTTCATGGCTCACTTTTTCTTCTTTCGCCTTGTTGTTCCGCCCTCTTTGCGAGTTTTAATCACTCGTTCAGTTGAAACATTTTTGGGATTAAGTGACCCTGTATCAATATGGACAAGCTTTCCATTTTGAAAAAAGAGCACATTTTCTCTGTGTGCAACAGTTTCAATTGTGTCATAATAGGCATTCATTCTGCCCATTCTGTAATGCTCTCTGGTCTTTTTTGCATCATAGGAAATATTGATTTGGTCTTCGCGTGTTTTTGTGATTTTTACGTTGTCCAAAGAATCCCAGCGCTTTTTTATGACTTGGTCTATATATCCTTGGGTCGTTTCTCTTTCCTTTTTTGTAATTTTGAATCCGCCGCCCGCTCTCGCGGAGCTTCCAGAACCTCTTTTACTCACGGTAGTGCCTCCTTTCGTATTGAAATGGCTTGATTTTGGTCACGTTCCAGTCAAACTCCGCCGGGCATTTGCCATACCACAAAATGCCGCTTGGCTGCAGCACTTCCAGCGCCTTGCGGCAGTGTTTGGCAAAGCACTCTGCTTCGTATGGGTCAGATTGTGTGCCGTGGCTCGAAATGCTCACAATGGCGTTTCTAGGCTCTCCGTCAAAGCACCAGTCATAACTTTGCTCTCCGCACCAGCAAAGCGTTGGAATGACGTGGATGCCGTGCGCCTGCCAGTATGCCGCCAGCCAGTGCTTTTTGTAGTGCATGAAAAGCTGCACCGCAAGCGGCATATCGCTGTAAAGCGAAAAATCCGGCGAACATACCGCGCCAAACTGCTGCAAAAGCGGAATGTATTTGTCAGGGTTGTTCCAGAATCGTTCAAACTGGTAATCGTCTTTGTAAAAATGCACGCCTTTTGTGGCCTTTTCTTTGGCGGTCAGCGCATAATTGACCGGGATCCATTCCAGCTTGTCAATGCGGATGTCCGTTTCCGGCTTGATGATAGGAATATGGAACCTCCCTTCGCCCGGAAAAATCATCTTTTCGGTGTTTTCCATCGGCAGAATCACGGTTCATCCCTCGGTTCTCGCTTTTTCTTTAAGATGCGACCGCACTCAGGGCAGAAATTCAGCTGCCCGGCACGATGCGTTACCGTGCCGCACACGCCTGCGCCTTTCCTGTGCGTTTTTGTGATAAGACTGACTTGAAACGTGGTGTAAAGGCCGTTCTTCCCTTTGGGGGAATTTTCCTTCCACCACGCAAGCCTCTCGCAAAATTTGCAAGGTTTCTTCTCATCCATGCTTTGCAGCCTCCTTTTTCTTCTTGCGTTCTTCCGCCCACCACATTTGCTCTTTTTCCTTTCCGCCCTTGGATTTATACCACTCGGTGTAATCCATGACGGGGGTGGTCTCTTTGGTCACATTGTCCCGCTGCATGGCGTTCTGACGGGGATACTTGCCCAGCGCAGAGGACAGCACACAGCGGCAGTGGTAAACCATCTCCGGCGCTGCGTTGGGGTCGCCGGGGTGCTGAATCTCGTAACCCATGACCTTGAACGGCTCGTCAAGCTCTGCCGTCTGCTGGTCAAGCAGGCGGTGCATCTCACGGGTGCGGTAGTCGTGGGTGGAGTTCCAGCGCTTTTTGACCTCGATGCCCAAAGCCTGAGCGTTGCGCATCTGCTGCAAAGCCCCGGCATTCTGGGCGCTGGTAAGAGCTGTGATGGCGTTGTTCATAGCCCAGTGTATCTCCGTGTCAGCCATGCCGTTGACGGCCTGCACGGCGATGTCGCGGACGCTCTTGCCCTGCACGATGCCCTGCATGACGTAGCGGTTGAACACCCTGGCGTCATAGGTGCGGTTGCTCTCGCTCTTGATGCGCTTGTTAGGCACCATGCGGGGGTTCTCCTTCAGCAGGAGCTTGACCGCTTCGGTGTTGTACAGGGTCAGCCCGAACGTAACGTTTGCGGCCTGTTCCAGCTCGTAGAAAGCCCAATTTGCGCCAAAGGAAAAGATATTGTATTGCTCATCCCGGGCCAGCTTGTAGGCCGTCTCTTGGGCTGTGGTGCAGGTCTGCGTGATGCCATCCAGCTTCTGGCGCATCAAATCGGACTGAAAGACCTGATTTTGCAGCCAAATGCGGTAGTCGTCCTCTGTAATCTCGCCTGCATCCAGCTGCGCCCGCTTGCGCTCATCCAGTTGCTTATATTTTGTAAGAAACTCGGTCAGCTGCTCCTGCATCTCCCGTCGGGCAGTGCCGTACACCCGGAGGATGCGGCGGCGCAGGCGGTTCAGCTGTCGGGTAGAGATGCGGTCACGGTCAGAAATCACGTTTCATCACCGTCGTCATCCTCCTCGTCGTCCACGGTCTCCCGTGTTGCGCTCTCAGCCATCAGCGCGGCCTTGGCCTGCTCCTTTTGTTCCGGGGTCAGGTTGGGCAGCAGGTCAATGGCCATGTCCTGCCCGATGATGGCGGCCTCGGAAATCACCATGCTGACCTGTTCGGCCGTGTTGGTGATCTTGCTGCGGTTGAATGTCGGCATAGCGTTGTCAAAGCCAGCCAGTGCGCAGATCTGCCGGATGAACGGCTTGACCTGAGCCTCAAAGTCGTCCGCGTTCTGGTTCAGCGGTTCATAGGCCGCATCCAGATGGTCGTTGGTGCTGTCCGCGCTGACGCAATGCACGTCCAGCCCGCCGAAGTCCTCATACACCCTGGTGTGGAGCAGCTCCAACAGAGCCTGCCGGGCCGTCACGGGGATCTCGTTGGTGTAGGGGGTGATCTTGCCGCCCTCGCTGGTGTCTGCGCCTGCAATGTGGTACAGATTCAGCTTGACAAGGAACTCCTGCAGTTCGTCATCGGTCATGCCGTTGAAGTTCTCGCACAGCCAGTAGATCTGCGAAAAGTCCTGCAGGTCATTGCAGAAGCCGGACATCACCAGATCGGTGTTGTCAATGTAGGCTTTCAAGCCCACAAGCGTGCTCTGGTGCAGGTCGGAGCCCCACAGCGGCACAATGGGAAGAGCGCTGTAGTTTTCGCCCTCTACGCTTTCCAGCCCGCCGCCGGGTGTGGTGACGGTCACGCTCTTGTATGCCTGCTTCGGCGTTGTCTCTTGCATCACATTGCCGATTTTGCTTTCCGTGTACTCAGTGAAGCCGTCCAGCTCGTACAGGATATAGTGCATATCTGTGTCCGGGTTCAGCCGCCAGAAGCGCACACCCGCCTGCAAAAGGCTTGTCTTCTCATCGTACAGGGGCGCAAACTCGGTCAACTTGAAAACCACCAAGTGGTCGTTGTTCCAGAATCCGAAGCTCTCGCCGTGGATCAGGGCGAAATATCCGGCCTTCTGGATCTGCTCATCAAAGTTCTGCCCTAGTCTGTCCTTGTCCACGTCCTCGTCTGCAAAGACCACACCGTTGCCGAGGGAGTAGGTCGCCCGCTGCTTGTTGAGCCGCCGGAAAAGATTGCTCTTGACCATATCGGGGTGTGGGGTATCCTGCTTGGTGTTTTTGGATAGGCGTTCCAGCATCAAAACGTAAGCCTGTGCGAAGCGTTCAGCGCCCGGGTTTTTCTGGGCGTCGTACAGGTCGGCATCCAGAGCCATCTTGTAGGGCTTGGAAGCGCAGTGCTGCTGCACGAACCGCCGGATGAAATCAGGCTGTTCCCCGGCGGCTTGCGCCTGCTGGAAGGTCTGGAATGTGTATACAGTGCTCAAAATCAATCCCTCAGTTTCACAAGGCGCTTTGTGCGCACGAAATAGCGGATAGCGTCCATGCAGTGGTCGTTGACCTTCAGCACGGTGTCGTCTTTATCCGGGTCCCAAGCGTACACGCCGAACTCTTCCAGCGTGTGCTTGCAGTCTTTGTAGATCTTCAGCCGCCCGGTCTGCAGCATGGTCTGCACGTCCAGAATGCCGCTCAAAACGTCGTTATTTGCGGGGGTCTGGGTAAAGCCGTTCTTGCGCAGCTCGGTGATCAGGGGCAGGGCAGAGGGGTCAACGATAATCCTTTCCGGCTTGAGACCGTTCAGCCACGCCTTGAGGTCGGTGACATACTCGCCCACGGTCTTTTGCCGCTTCTGTTCGCGGCCGCTGTAGTAGTACTCCCGGGTGACGATCCAGCAGTCTGCATCTGCCTGCTTCTGGAACAGCAGAAAGGTCGTTGCGTTCTGGGTGCCAAAGTCGCAAGCCACATAAGCGCTCTTTGGAGACAGCGCCGGTAGCACATCAACAACGTGCTTTTTGCGGTCGAACATGTCATATACAAGGCCCTCGGCCACCGTCCACAGGCCCAGAATGTAGCGCTGATAGAAAACGCCGCTGTACTGGCTGCGGTATCTGGCCTTGATGTCCTCAGAAAGCGACAGGTTGTCGTCCATCGTGAAATGGAGATACATCATCTTGCGGGAACGGCACTTGCGCACCCACTCCAGATAGAACCAGTGCTGTGGGCTGCCCGGGTTGCAGTTGAACCAGAACTTTGACCCGGTAACGGAGCATCGGGCCGTGGCTTGGTTGACGAAGCTCTGGGGCATCAGGGCCACCTCGTCAAAGAATGCCCCGGCAAGGGTGATGCCCTGGATCAGGTCTTGGCTGCTCTCGTCCTTGCCGCCGAAAAAGTAAAACTCGTTGGTTCTGCCGCTCTTGCTGACGGTCATGCAGTTTTCTGCCCGGTGCTCCTTGACGTTGTAGCCACGGGCTGCAAGCTGCTGCTTAAGCGTGCCCATCACGTTGCGCCGGAAGCTGGCGATGGTCTTGCCACACATGGCAAACTGCTGGCCGCTGTAGCAGGTCATAGCCCACTGGACGAACGAAAAGCTCATGGCAAAGGTCTTGCCCGAGCGGATAGCGCCATCGGCAATGATGCCGTTGTACCCGCTGTATGTGCTCTGCGGTGTCCACCAGCTCAAGACCTGCTTTTGCCGCTGGCTGAGGGCTTTCCAGCGAAAACCGTTACTTTTCCGCATGGTCGTCCTCTTCCTCTGGCAGCATCTCCACGTCATCCGGCGGGCTGATGTCTGCGGCAGCATTCAATGCCTTTATCAAACCATCATCGTGACGCTCTTCCTGCTCCGCTTCTTTCGGCTTATCGCTCCAGCCAAAATTAACTTGCAGGCTGAATCTCGCGCCGCCGTTTCCGTCACGATCATAGAGCCGTTCTTCGGCGTATCTTTCGCATCGAAGCTTCGCGCGCGTTATCGTGTCAGAAAACTCGGGCTTTCCTTGATAGTCAATCAAAGATTGCCGAGACTTAAACCCCAACGCCAAAGCTAGACCGGTGACCGTTTCTGGACGTTCGTCGATTTTTATTACGTTTCCGTATTTGTCCAAAACAGGCTTTCCGGTTTCGTCTTCTAGGACGCTCCCTTCGCAGCTTTTGAAGAACTCTTCGATTTTTTTCTCAAGTTCTTCTTTGCTCTCAAAGACGGGCGGTCTGCCTATCCTTTTGTTTTTGCTGTAGGCCACCGCCACCACCTCTCTAAACCCATGCAAAAGAAAAACCGCCCGGAAATCCGAACGGCCAAAATATCGAATATGCCGCCAGTAGGATTTGAACCTACAACCTGCCGATTACAAGACGGCGGCTCTTCCAGTTGAGCTATGACGGCATATAAGCAGCAACGCCGTTATCTGCTTTTACCGGACAGTAAGACGTTGCCGCTGCATCTGGAACTTTCGCGGCCAGATGCTCCGCTATTGCGCCGCCCCCTCTAGGGTACGCAAATGGCACTCCAGGCAGGGCTCGAACCTGCAACCTGCGGTTTTGGAGACCGCTGCTCTACCACTTGAGCTGCCGGAGTATAAAGCCGCCCTTGGAATCGAACCAGCCGTGCCTACACACACGCACCGCGCTCCACATTGCGCTCAGGCGGCCATATAGCAAATAAAAACAGCCCACGGTTCGCCGCCGGGGCTGCTTGAGTTGACGCACATCCTGCGGGGCATGCTGGCCCGCTCGGATTTCCGGTGCTGCTGTTCACGGGCGGAGGTTTCAGGGCGTGGGCAAGATTTCAGGAATCCCACACCCACCCGCACACCGGTGGTGAATCACTCCATGCGTCAGACATGCCGCGTTACAGACTTTGCGGCGTTCGGTGCGATGTCGCGGAGTCGAACCGCGTCCCATCTCCCGGGTCGGTGGGGCACCTAAGTGTTACATCGCATAGAAGCAGCCCGCAAAGCACGGTGTCAAAGCGAAAAAGCGTTAAGCGGCATGAACGAAAGGAGAATCCGTACGGGGCCGCGCTTTGGAAGCTGCTGAGAAGCGGCGCACCGCTTTGCGCGGCTCCGCTTGTAATCATTTTACCACACTTCGATTCACATGTGTTTCACAACGATTCAAATAAAGCGTAGAAATCAAAGCGCTTTCAATGGTCGTTTTGTACATCCTCCCAGATTTCTGCCAAGGCATCAAACCCCTCGTGGATGTAGGTGGAGACCGAATTGTCTCTGGACAAGCCCACGTCCACCGCAATCTTCTTTTGGGGCTTCAGGTCGATATACCAGCCGCAGATGCACTTTGCTTGCTTTTCAGACCGAGCAGACCCGCTCAGGCAGTAGGCCCGCCGGGCAGCTTCGATGCGCAGTTCACAGAGATCAAGCTCCATCTGCTTGAGGTTCCGCTCTTCTGTGTCGATTCTCTCCACGGCAAAGCCCACCTTGTCACCGGCTCCACCGCCCATCGGCATCCCGTTCATGCTCTGGGTGCATTTTTCGGCAGTGTCCCGGATGCGCTGGATCTTCTGCTTCTGGGCCTCGACCTGCTCCGCCAGGTCTCTGCACTGCTGGAACCATGCCTTGACGGTGCGGTAATCCGGCAGTTCCGGCTCGTTGGTGTCAGGTGTCCAGGTTTGGATCATGTATCTGCCTCCATTTCTTCGATCCAGATTTCTGCTCTGGGGTTTTTCTTGTCGTAATCCACCCGGCTGCCATCGTGGGCGGCCACGATCTGGCTGTTATCGTCCGCCAGCACCCTGGCCTTTACCAGAATGTCGGTTGTAGCCTCTATGAGGTTTGCAAGGTCAACCTTGCGCCGGGTGGCCATGTAGTACACACACCGCACGTTCACGCGGGCTGTGATGGGGTTGTAAGGCCGCTTGATCTGCCACAGGCACTTTTCCTGATACTGCATGAATGCCTCGCTGGGGGCCACAATGCGGCGGTTTGCGTGGGCCTTGAGGATACGGGCGGAGTTTTTCTTTGTGCGGGGGTCGCCGTAAAGGATAATTTTCATTTGCCATCCTCCACATAGCCCCAACTCTGAGGCGGGTGGGTGATCTCCACGGGCTCCATGCCAAACCTGGTATTTCGCAAGCCGGTGAGCTCCTGGAGCTTCCGGGGCCTGTCGTAAATCCTGAGATCAGAAATGTGCCAGCCATACAAGTCTTTCAAATCTGCATAACTCAGTCCGGACTTCCATCCGGCATAGTCTTTGACTTGCGGTACTGTGAGACAGCTTCCAGCAATTGCAGATTCGATATCTTCTTTGACGACACAGTATTCAGGGCCAATGCGTCGGATGTCATCGCAAATGAACTCTCCAATGACACATCCCCTTTTTTCTGGCCAGCCGCCACGGTTCCACGCGGCCACATCCCGGTTGAGGACATCCATAAATAGGCTGTCGCTCCCGGCCAAAGTGCAGTATATGTAGCACTTGAAGGGAGGTTCCAGCTTCGGCCTGGTCTTGCGAATTTCTACGGTCTTTTCGCCGCCGAGAATCTTCTCGCACCATTCAGGCTTGACACTCATCAATACAGCTTTCACGCTCGCACCTCCAATCAGTAATACTCGATCTCCACCAGTGAGGTGGATACCAGCTCAAAGCGGCCATCTGACCGAGGGATACGGAGCAGCTGATACTCACGCTCAGCAAAAGATATCTCTCCCTTCCTGCATCCGTTGGAAGGTTTCCTCGTAGGAGTAGACCTTCGCCGGGACGAACTGCATTGTGTTTGCATCCGCCAGCATCACAACGTCCTCATGCTTTTCGATCAGCTGGCGAAGCTCTTTCATGTAGGCTACAAGCCCACAGGCATCCGAATACGAAACGCCGCGGCTCATCAGCTGCTTGATAAACCGTTTCTGTGTCATACAATCACCCCCATTGTTCTGACATTGCTTTTGCAATGCCGGGAAACGTTTTTGCTCGATTTTTTGCACGGTTAGCGGTAAACATGCCCTTGCTGCGTTCATCGTGCTTGTGTGCATATGAGCCGGACGGGCACCATGTAGCCTCAGGCTCCACGATATCGGTCGGAAGCAAAGTCGGAAGTCCCTT